CCGAACAACCCCGGCATTGTCGAGAGCATCAAAGGTGATGTCGTGTGCTTCCGTTTCGACTCTCCGATAGAGCTGTGCGAGTGCATGAGGGAGCAACTGGTGAAAGTGGAAACAACTTAATATATTAACCAATTAAAACCATTAGGCTATGTTTGAGAACATCCAAAATTCGTTTAACGGCCTGTTCGGTAAGGTGGCACCAGGGATGTGCAGACTTACCATGAACGGCAACATCGCCGTCAAATGCGGCAACGGCTACAAGTCCTACAACGTGAAAAAGGGGACATTGACCAACGTGACCAACTTCTGCTTCAATGTCGGTGACGAGATGTTTTTCGTCATCCCGACGAACAGGGTCGAGGTCGGCGACATCATCCTCGTGCAAGGCAAGCCCAAGTGCGTCACCGAGGCCACGAAGAAAATCATCACGGTCATCGACTATGAGAACTCAGAGGTTCGCCAGGTCGTTCCAGAGCGCCATGTGTTCATGGGGAGCACCTACTTCTATGGAAAGGTAATCAGCATGTTCGGCAACTCGTTCAAGAACGGCAAGGGTCTTGGCAACGTGATGAAGATGATGATGATGAGCCAGATGATGGGTGGCAATACCTCGCAAGGCGGTATGATGGGCGGCATGGGTCAGATGATGGCCATGTCCATGTTTATGAACGGAGGCGACAACCCCTTTGACGGGTTGTTTGACCTATCGCTTGATGCGGACGAAGAAGAAGTTGAACCCAAAGAAGAAGACTGATATGGGAGCAGTAAGCACAACCGATTTGAGAGAGTACAGCAAGGCTGGTCAGCAAGAGACCCAGCAGGTGGATAACAACAACGGCGATATGGAGGTATAAGCTATGGGTGGAGGTTCTTTTACTCATGCGTCCATGTCTGCTTATTCGTCATCGCTTGGACGCAGTTATGACAGCAGTACAGGCCGAGTTTCTGGCCAGAGTTACACAGCGGTGAAGATTGACCCGCTTCTTGACCCGCGCAAGTTTAAGGTTCGCGAGTGCTGCAACAGCTATGAGCACCCGAACACCATCCCCGTCATCCTCGCCCTTGACGTGACAGGCTCGATGGGTGATGCCTGCAAAGAGACCGCAGCGGCTCTCGGCACGATCATCACAAACCTGTACGGCAAATACAAGGATGTGGAGATTTGTGTCATGGGTATCGGTGACCTCGCCTATGACGATGCGCCGATTCAGATGAGTCAATTCGAGAGCGACGTGCGTATTGCAGAGTCGCTTGACAAGGTTTACATCGAGTTTGGCGGAGGCGGGAACAAATACGAGAGCTATACGGCAGCATGGTACATGGGGCTCTACCGCACAAAGCTCGACTGCTACGACAATCAAGGAAGGAAAGGCATCATTATCACGATGGGCGACGAGCCGTTGAATCCTTACCTGCCCTTTGAAAAACTCAATGATGCGGCAGGATGCACAGAGCAGGCCAATGTTGAAACGGATGCACTCTACGATGCGGCAAGCAAGAAATTCGACATCTTCCATATCGCCGTTGACAGCCCGCGCAACTGCTACCGCAGATACAGCGACGCTATTGCAGCGTCCTTTGGGCGAGTTCTCGGCGGCAGACTGAAAGTGTCCTCGGTCAACGGATTGTCAGCGGCGATTGAATCCTGTATAGACGAAGCCATCGGCAGTACACAATTTCAGCAGCCACAACAGGCAGGCGGTGACGGGATAAGCTGGTAAGCATGAAAGCGAACATAGTCATAGGGGCAAACCTTGGTGACGAGGGTAAAGGCACGGTTGTCGCCCGGCTCGCCAAGGGTAACCCCTGTGCACTTAACATCCTCACGAATGGAGGCTCACAGCGTGGGCACTCCATTCTTACCGAGGATGGCTCGATGACGTTCCAGCACTTCGGCTCAGGCACATATTTCGGGGCAGACAACTACTATTCCCGCTACTATATCCTCAACCCGATGCAGTTTGTCCAGGAATACGACAAACTCATTGTTAAACCTAAAATATACAGGGACAAGCGGTGCAGGTGGTCAACCCCATACGACGTGATGGCCAACATCATCGAGAACCAGCGCAGAGGCGAAAAGGCGTCCTGCGGGATGGGTATCTGGAAGACCGTCAAGCGATACAACGACTTGTTGTGCATGGACTTTGATGATTTCATATCTGGTGAAGCCGTTGCCATGAAGTTCCTGTACCATGTCAAATTGTACTACGAGAGGCAGATTGACATTCCCGAAGAATGGAAAGACGTGTGGAACAGCAACGGCCTTGTATCGCACTTCCTCAACGACTGCAAAAGATTTGATGAACTTACCGAAGTAGCGGAAGTCGGTTCGCTTAGATACGATAATGTGATATTTGAGAACGGGCAGGGTCTTTTGTTGTGCGACACAGGACTCAACACGATAGACACCACACCGTCCGACACAGGTATTACCTATGCGCTCCAGCTTGCCCGAGAAATGGGGATAAGCGACATTACCGCTCATTATGTCACACGCCCTTATCTTACACGTCATGGCGCAGGACACATCGACAAGGAATGCAGGCGCAATGATTTGTCAGCTTCCGTTGCGGATGACAGGACTAATCACTACAACGAGCATCAAGGCGAGTTCAGATATGGTGTTCTTGACATCGAAATACTTCGTCGCAGGGTTGTTTGGGATGCAAGAGGCACTGATTTTGTGCTTGACGTGACACATTGCGATGAGATGGACAGGGTTGTTGAGTTCAAGCGGTATTTTGACCATGTTAATGCCATAGACACGGCATTGGTGTAAATTTTAAATTTTCAATATTATGGACAAGACAAAAGAGAAGCAAGAGGTAAAAGCGGTGTTCAGCAAGGTACAGATGTTGCTGGACACATTGCAGGGAAAGGGTGCTACCTGCCTGTTTATAGGAGACGAAGGCAATCATTTCGTCATCAGCGGTGACTTCAACGGCATTTGCGCCCAGTTGATATTCGCCATGTGCCGTTATCCAGTCGTGGCGCAGATTGTCAAGAAGTGCGCCAGCAGGTTTGACGAGATAAATGCCGAGTATGGTGACAAGGTTCGCAGCGTCACACTTGAGCATCTTATCGAGCAGAACTCGGGGAATGAACAATGAGCAGGATAGGTCTGATCGATGTGGATAATTTCGGAAAAGTCAAGAAATGGGGCTCAACCATCTACCCGAATATCGCCCTTTGCAAGATTGCGAGATACCACAAAGAACGTGGCGATGAAGTGGAATGGGCGGTGTCATTTATGCACTACGACATCATCTACCGTTCAAAAATCTTCAATTACACGCAAGATGATTTAACCTACTACTCTGCAAATCAAGTAATTAGTGGGGGTACTGGCTACGACAAAACAAGTCGGCTCCCTGACGAGATAGACCGCTTGCAACCCGACTACAGCATCTATCCCAATGTTCCAAATGATACGGCATACGGATTCTTGACAAGGGGATGCCCGAACAAGTGCCCGTGGTGCGTTGTGCCGATCAAAGAGCCTGGCGGTGTGCGTCCTTATATGGACATCGACGAATTGGCCATTGATGGCAGGACAAAGTTTGTGCTCATGGACAACAATTTCCTTGCGTCTGGTGGCTATGCCGTCCAGCAGTTCAACAAGATTATTGAACGAGGTTATCAAATAGACCTTAACCAAGCCAATGATGCGAGGATCGTCACTGACGAGTTTGCCGAACTTATGGCGAAAGTCAAGTGGATTAACCGCAGAATCCGATTCGGGTGTGACACCCACGGGCAGATTGATGCTTGCGAGCGTGCGATTGGCAAATTGGTAAAATACGGATTCAAGGGTGAGATTTTCCTCTACACGATGCTTAGTGGCGACTTTGAGGAATGTTTCGAGCGAGTAAACTATTGGCGGCAGCGTAGCAAAGAGGCGAGGAAGAGCCACCAGCAGGATTTTATCCCGTATGCCCAGCCGTACCGAGACCCAAACGACCCGCATCGCCCAGTTCCGCAGTGGCAAAAGGATTTGGCGTCATGGGTCAACAAACACCAAATTTTCCAAGTGACAGATTTTAAGGATTTTTCTCCCCGCAAGGGGTTCAAATGCAGCGAATATTTCAAATGACAGAAGAAACAGCAAGAAGAGCCAGTGTTTTACTGGGTCGCATAAGTGTTCTTAAATACAACAATGCGGTTTTCAACAATATGCTTGAAAGTGGCAATACTTCACTGATGAATGATGCCATTGATGCAAGCATCGGTTATGATGCGATTGTAGAGCAGATACACCGCAACGAGAAGGAATTGAAAGCTCTTCAAAAAGAGTTTGACGAACTATAACAAATCAACAAATGAGCAACCAGACAAAACCAGCACCGATTTTCTATCTGGCGGAACTTGAGGGCACGCTTCTCGCACGAAAGCGGGAGTTCCTGTACCAGAAAATCGACATTCTCAAGCAGATGACCCACGACAAGCGGGAGTTCAAGCAACAGAAAAAAGAGATTATGGCTCAAGTGAACTCCCTGACCTGTGATATTTACGAAAAGGTGTCCGAAACGTATCGCCAGAACTATGAGGTCGTGAAACTCATGCTGATGATGTTCTGCGGAATGGACTTCATCACACGGCTGTACGACCGAGCCGAGGAGAGGTTTAAGGCCGTTACGGTAGGCATCAAGCGTGACGAGTTGCTTGACTTCGTGAATTTGTGCAGGGAGGTCGCTACCAAGGCCAACGAGGTGGTTTGCATCATCGATGAGGCTGGCAATGACATGATGAGCATGGCGTATGCGGGCATGGAGGACGGCATAGGCGAGAAACTGCTTGCCGAGTTGGAGAAGCACGTCAACGCCTACGGGCAGACCCCGGAGGGCAAGAAATACTTTTACGGAGAACATAAAATGTGATTATTTTGACAAATGGAAGTAAAAATCAAGAAATTGAATCCGAAAGCGGTGATGCCGAAAAAGGCGCACCCAACCGATGCGGGGTTTGACCTTGTTGCGGTGAGCAAAGATTTTGACAATGACAACAATGTCGTCTATGGGACTGGGCTGGCTTTTGAAATTCCAGTCGGTCATGTCGGTTTGCTTTTCCCGAGGTCAAGTAACGCTAAGAAAGACCTGATACTCAGTAATTCCGTAGGCGTGCTGGACAGTTGTTACCGCGGGGAGGTCACATTTAAGTTCAAAAGCATCCCAAGACCGTTTAACTCTATGTTTGGCGAATTTTTGACATATCAGTATAACAAAGAATACGAAATCGGCGACCGCATCGGCCAGTTAATCATCATGCCGATTCCCGCCATTGATTTTGTCGAGGCAGATGAGTTGAGTGAGACCGACCGCGGGACTGGTGGTTATGGAAGCAGTGGAAACTAAATTTATAAATCGAGACATTATGAATGAAGAACAATGGGAAGCCTATCTCAACGACATCATGGATAGGCAGATTAACGCGACGAGGAACCAGAGCGTGATTTTCACCGTCTCGCTCAGTAACACGCAGGTGAGAGTGTTCATTGAGCCGCTTGGCCAGAAGTGCCAGCAGTATTTCATCTACCGTCATGCGACCGAGGAAACGGCTCAGAAAGTAATCAAGAAGATAGACGATTTCCTTGCGAACATGAAAGTGTGGCAGGGCTTTAAAAACAAAACGACATGAAGAAGAAAGCGAGAGTAATTGCAACGGGTGACGTGATTGAAGTCATCGAGGTCGGCGACCAGGAGTTTGCCGATGTCGAAGGTAACAAGTACCACGGCTACGAGTTGGAAATGTTGCCAGAGTTTGCCGAAATGCCGAAGATGCCCGACTGGGAGGGAATGGTTGACGCACTGAAGCAGAACCAGCTTATTCAGCCGGCGGCGAACATCGCAGTTGAGTTTATGCGCTCCCATCCCAATGCGCCTGCCAAGAAGGTGCTTGCGTTTGTCACCGAGATTATCAACGGTATCAAGGAGTTGTAGGGTATGTACATCGACATCAAGTTAATCGAGCTCGCAGGGTTTGCCAGCGCACTGCAAGCCCTTCGTTTGCCTTACGGACTGGAGTGCAGGTCAATCACATGGTCTCGTTTACTCCATCCAGACTCAGGTGCAACTGATGTGTGCCTTCAAACGGGATTCAATATTGACGACAAGGACGAAGACCTGCTCAAGTCACTCATCAAACGAGGTGACGAACACGCAAAGGTTATCCGTGGCATTGTCGCCTACGTTGAAATCAACGCACCGAGGTACTTCTGGCAGGAATTTGCAACGTACCGCATAGGCTGTGAGGTGTTGGCCAGCGAGAGTACAATGCACATTCAGGGCAAGGGGCTGAACGAGGAAGAACTCGTTGAGATGAAGAACGAGTTAAAGGAGGGCACGATGCAGAAGCGCATCGTCATGTTGAGTTACCAGACGTTGCGTCGCATCTACAAGCAGCGCAGGAGCCACCGCCTACCGCACTGGATGGAGTTCTGCCTGTGGATTGAGACGCTTCCTTATTCATGGATGATAACGGAGTGGATTGAGAAATGAAAGACGAAATGAATGAACTTTTAGTGTGTACTTGCTCAAGTATTGAGCACCAGCTTGTTTTCAGCACCATTGCCGATGACCCCGACCGCTGGGTTTATGCCCATGTGCATCTTTGCAGCCGCCCGTTCTTTAAGCGGCTGTGGGCAGGGCTGAAGTACATCTTCGGCTACAAGTGCAAGTACGGACACTTCGAGGAGGTCATCCTCGACAAGAGCCATGCCGACCAGTTGCAGAAGATTGTTGACTATCTGAAAGAGGAGTGATGAGCGACAACAATTCAAATCCTTCGTGCGGCTGCTCCTGTTTAGAAATGGTATTATTCATTGTAATCATCTCGCTTATATGCACTTGGTGCAGCAGGAATGATGACAAAGGGTTCATCGACAGCAGCATCGAGCAGGTGCATCATTGGTATGAGCACGCAGACAGCGTGTGGAACGTAAACGACACAACTAATATTGACGAATAAATGGCAAAGGTTATCTATTTCGACGCCGAGCCGACAAAGAAAGGCGTCATCCGATTTGTGGAGGACTACCGCAGGGGCGGCTTCCTGCGGAAAGAGAAAATCCAGTACGGCATCGCTGGCGGTTACCTGCCAGTGGTTGATGAGGCGAAAGGCATATACGACCGCATCGTGCGTGACTATCCGTCCGCTATTGTCTATAATGGCACGGTAGCCGAGATTGAACGCAGGCTTGAAACCAAGCGTTTCTGGCTCATCGGCAAAGACAGCGGCAGAGGTTTTGACGTGTACTATTCGCATATCACCGCTGGCAAGGTCGAGTGGACGAGCGATGTGACCAACGCCGAGTTCCAACTTGACGAGCAAGCGGCGGTGAGTACCGTCACTGAGCTGCGCAGGGCAGGGGAAAAGGCCGTGGTCATCCCCGTGTACATGAACTTCGACAACCCGTTGCTGTGCAGGAACTTCATTATCCTGTGCAAGAGCAAGAAAAGCGGCGTGACCAAGTATTTCGCCCGCCACGAGGAGGGCAACCGCATCCGTCTGGTCAAGAACTCCTACTCCGCCGCACGGTTCACATATTCCGAAGCCGTGGAAACCTTTGAGTCGTTAAAGAGCAGCAACAAGGCATTTATCTACACCATGTGCCCAGCGTTCAAGGGCAATATCCATTTCACCGATATTGACAAGATGCTGGAGTCTAACAAGGTTGCTGTTGGTGTGCAGGTCAGTGGCAAACTGAAATGGATGAACCGATGAGCAACGAAGATATTGCCGATAAGGTCTTCCGTTTCGTGTGCGGCTGGTTCGGTGTGACGAAAGAGGAGATTTTGTCCAGGAGCCGCCGCAGGGTCTTGGTAGATGCGAGGACGGTGTGGTGCTACGTCATGCGGTGCCGCACCGACCTTTCCCTGCCTGAGTTGGGCAGGAAGATAGAGCGCACCCACACCGATGTGATGTACCACGTCGCCAAGGGCTGCGATTGTGAGAAGGAAAGGAAGTTGAACCCCTATTGCCACGATGCCATTGAGTGGGTGGTAAGCACATTTTAGCGACAATGTTTTTGCTGGTGACATTTAGAACACTTTTAATGATTTTGGAACAATGGATAAAAAACGAAAACCATTAAGGTATTACCGATACAAGGTTGCCGAGTGGCTGCACAAGGCAGTGAACCTCATTACGTTTACAAGGACGGCAAGCCTTGGCTACAAAGAATTTATTGACGTGAATGATGCCAAGAAAATCGCAGCATTGACCGACAGGAGCGTTGAAGATTATCTTGACGACGCCATCAACGACAGGCAGCAAGCCCAGAAAGAGTCTGTCATTTATACGCTGGAAACCGATGGCTACCTCAAGCGGTTTGTCGAATACCAGAAGGACGGCAGTGTGTTTGTTGGTTTTCGTATCGACATGGTTGCTTTTAAGGCGCAAACGATTATTAACGACATGAATTACGATTATGGCAAACATGGGTTTGAGAACTCTTAAATTTAGGGGTTATAACAAGAAGCGCGGCATCTGGCTCTACGGCAACTACATATTGAACCGAGGGGCGCATTTCATCGCACCGCAGGAGTTCGCCGACGGCAAGACGTGGGAGGACTACGAGGTGGAGGAGGAGAGCATCGGGCAGTTCACTGGATTGACAGATAAGAACGGCAAGGAAATCTACGAGGGCGACATTGTACAATGGGGTGATTCTGAACACAAGATTAAGCAAGTTGTAGAGTTTAGGAATGGTGCTTTCGGCTATGTATATGACACAATAGGAAGTTTCGTTCCGTATGCCGCAAATACAAACTTTGATTTTGCTGCATTAGGTACAGACAAACGATTTGAGATTGTCAATAACATCCATGATAATCCAGACTTGATTGAGAAAGTAGGAAAGCAATGAGTAAAGGTGAGTTAGTCATATTGATTACATTTTTGTTGTATTGGCTCGCTTCAATGGCTTCAAATTTTGTGTTTTGGAAACGGTTTTGTAACAAACTCAAGAAAGGAGAGATCAATGACCCCGCTTAGATTGACGCTCAGAAAGAGCGAGTTTGATGCCGTCAAGCACGGCAAATTGAACGAGGTAACAAAGCCAGCCAACAGCAAGCGCATACACTACCTATGCTTCTCCCGCATGACCCGTGAATGCTGTGAGAAGCAGAGCGCTTGCAGGGAATGTTTCGAGGGCGCACGGCAGTTTGACGGGTACATGTGCTACCCGTTTGACCGAGCCGTTATCCGCAGGAGCAATACTGACAAGTACATCACCAGGGAAATCGCCAATGTGACCTGGGAGGATCGTGACGGAAATATTGTGTTTGTAATCAAGTTCAGAGAGAATGAAACTGATTAAAGAATGGTTCAAAAGGCACGAGTACCAGTTGTTTTGCGCCACTGCAATACTGACGTTGCTTGTGTGGTTTCTGAACGCACTGCTTTCAGCATTAAGATTCTACGGTGTTAAAATTTGAGAGAAATGAGCGAGATAGAGATATTTAACGGCAAAGACGTAAAGAAGATAACGAAAATATTTCGTGGTCTTACGATCAAAGTTTGCGGCGATTGCGACGGATTCTTTGTTGATCATGGATTTATCAAGTATGATGAGATAGTAGAAGCAGCCGACTTTCTGCGAAGTCTGGAAAACGAAAAAGGCGACGGTGCTTCTGCTGCAATGAACGCAATCAAGGAAGGCTGCAAACGCATCATCGGAGCAGAGTTTGACAAGGACTGGCTGCAAGTCGGCGACAAGCTCTTGTGCCATTCCAACAAGTGCGCGTTTTCTGGTGAAGTGAACCATATAGACGGCAGGGATGTAGTGATTGTCATAGGTGATGTTGTTGACCCGTTGCCAATCATTTTGCCTTCCGTTAAAAACAATCAGGAGACCAGTATCGCCAATATGCAGGTCGGTGGCGAACACTACCAGCAGGCAATCCAGCCAGTTGAGTATATCCACGCAAACGGCCTGCCGTTTATCGAGGGCAATGTGGTGAAGTACATATCCCGCCACAAGCGCAAAGGCGGTGCGCAGGACGTGGAGAAAGCCATGAGTTACTGCGCCATGCTGCTGAAGATGGAATACGGCTACACCGACGAACAAATCAGCAAACTGTACGGGAAATAAAACAAGTTATGAAAATTGTCGTTGACGGGGTAGTACTGAAGACTGACTACCAAACATGGTACGCAGACCAGATTGAGGATGCCGAGTTTGAAATGGTAGAATGCCAACAAGAGCAGTAGCCGAACATTACAAACCCTATTTACAAGCACCATGCCTTGCCGACCCATGCGCACGGTAGTAACTTTGCAGTGCTTCTGGATGCAGTAGGAGCAAGACATGTTCGCATTAGACTATATCAGGGGAAACTCTGCTGTATTATAGAACCTCGCCGATGCTGCATCCATCAGCGGGGATTTCTTTTTATAGCGGTTTCCCCTTTGATTTCAGGAAGCGGACATAAGGGTTCCATCAGTGGCCACCCTGTCGGGAGCGCGACACCCCGATGAGAGAAAAGGCCCCTTCTAAAAAAGCAGTCATTGCAGATGTCTCAGCGACACCCAACTGCCACCAGCCCCGCTCTGTGCGTAATCCTCACAACGGGCGACCCACAAAAAAGACAGACCCCGGCAGGTAGCTGAGACAAACGAAAGAATATCCCTGGGAAATCGGGGGAGTGGGAGACGGAAGTGCTGCAAAGGCTGGAACTACGAACAACCGCAGTCGGCTGACTGGTGTTGCAGAGGTTGGGAATAGTTCAAGTTCAAACGCTTTCCCAGTGTAGTCTGGGGGAGTGGGAGAATAAAGGATTGCTATGCTTTGATGCGAAAAAATGAGCCGAGTTGACCGAAAAAAATTAGAGGCTGCGCTGGAGCGTGAACGCAAGAAAGAGTACAAGCTGAAAAACCAGATTGGCTTTTTCCAGCAGTTCATCGAGCGATGGCACAGGCCGTTGCTTCAAGAGATCGCCGACCGATACAAGGCAAGGGGCATTTACCCCGTATGGCCAGAATACATCCTGCCAGCTTTCTACCATAAAGAAGCCGACAAGGAGATTGCCGTACTCGCAGGGATGTTCGTCGATGATGTCATCGAGATGCGTGACGTGATGGGCGAGCACCCAGCCGAATGGTTCAGGCGCAGGGGATTCGTCGCCCTATCGGTGGGCGATGAGCAGAACAGGCACACTGGCGGTGCGCTGAACTGGCGCATATCCGCTTTCTTCAACGAGCTGCACGACCTCACCTTGCAGGGCAGGGTGAGCATCGAGCGGTCGCTGGCAGGGGAAGCGGCGAGGATGGCGGTAACACTGGAGAGCGCAGTCATTGAGACGGCATACGCAGCGGGTGTTGACCTTGACCCCATAAGGGTGAGGGCGGCATTAGCCGTTTTAAGCCCCGCTGACGGCCTCGGAACATCGCTGTGGCATAGTTGCCCGTTTGAGGTGAGAAATCCTCTCACAAGCGACGTGAAGCGTTTTTTGGGCTATTGGTGGCCTGGTAAGCCCCGTGCGGTTTCGGCTGACGAAGCCATTGAACTGTTCGGCCTGCGCTGTGACCTTGATTTCCTCTATGCCTCTTTGGGCTGGGAGGAGATGGTCGAGGCAGACCGAAAGAGGTGCAGGGACTATGTGAAGTTCTACCAGTTGTGGTTCGGCAAGGGCTGGATGAGCCGTCCGTACAGGTGGAGGGAGGTCTTGCCCGCAGTGACGTTCTGAACTTTGTTTTGCCTCAATATATTCGCAGCGGGGGTCGGTTCTTGCCGACTCTCGCTTTTTTGTTTTTCTGGAGGTGTGACTTGCAGCCTGCCGTTTGGCAGACGTTTGGCGAGGTTGAGCCGATAGAGTCGGTTGAGTAGGTTGGTTATCGCTATAAACGTAGTGTCTAAATCCCTTGCCATTTGGACTTTCCAAGTGTCGATGTTGTAGTCGTGTCTGCTACCTTTGTCTGCGAGATATGCGTAGAAGATAGCAAGCATACCATTAACCTCGCCAAGTCGGTGGAGCTCAAAGTACCCACCGCTCAATAGTTCCCAATCGACATAAACCTTCCACTGCCCATCGCAAGATTTGATATATCCATTCTTCTCCAAATCATGAAATGTTCTTATAGTCGTATTCAAACTTATATGCAACTCTCTTGACATTCTTGACTTGCTGATGTTACACATCTTAATCCAGTTGCCTTTATCGCGTAAGGCATTGGTTATCATTGTCTCATAAAGTCGCAATCCTTTGGTATTGAAGACTAACTTGTTTTTCAACAAGGACTTTGACACCAAAAATGAATAGACCATTTTTCCATTAGGAGTAAGTTCTTTTTTATCTTTCAGTAAGTTGCGATAAAAAATGAGTTTAAGATTGTTTGCAACGGCTTTTTGTGTTTTTAGTTGGTGTGTTTCCTTTGGCTCAATATCATGAATTTCATGGTGGCAGTTCTCGCATAGAGTCACCAACTCGTAGTCGAAATATTCCCAAGGTTTACATTTTCTGTAAGTGAAGTGATGTACATTAAGGGAAACGCCATCGTTAAGCCCATTACCACACCTTCTGCAAGTGAAATTGTCACGTTGCATAATTTCAAGACGTCGCTTCTGCCAGCGAGGGTCTTTTAGTTGTTCTCCATAGTTCATACCTATCTTAGTTTTGTGCCTATCAATTAAAGAGTGGAAACGGCGATAGGCTTACCGCTTGTCAGTTGGACATGACCCCAACCTATCCACACCACAAAGGTATGAAAAATCCTTGAATAAACAAATATCCTATGACGTTTTTTCCCACGATTTTTGTGCAAGGATTGGTCGCTAAACCAACCCTCGCTAAGTTCAGTCAAGCATTACTTGTACTTGGTGCAGGTGCATTTGCCCTCCCATGTGAAGCCACGGCCATCGGCTGTGAACGTCACCGACTTGGTGTAGCCGCCGTTCACGGTGAGGTTCTTACCGTCAAAGGTATAGGTGCCTACCATGCCAGGCTTGCCCTCCTTGTAGGCATCCAGCGACGAATATTCCACATAGACACCGCCAGCCTTGAACTCATGGGTTGGAGGCGGCACAATAGTCCACGATTTCCACTCGTTGCCCTTGTAGTAGCCCGTTTCGTACCACACGCCCAGGATCTTTGACGATTGTTTCGGTTCGTCGTCGTTCCCGCAGGAGATGAACAACAGCGGCAGGATCGCCAGCAGCATAATTGATAATTTTTTCATGTTTTTTTGGTTTTTGAAGTTTGTAAAAGTTAATTAAAGCACATGTGCGTAGCGATGCAGGGAGGTTCAACGCTCCCCGCACCATGATTAGTTGCCGTTAAAAAAAGCCATCGCAGCATCGCCGGGGTTGCGGGTATCGACAACTATGTAACGGCTTGTCACCTGCTCGTTGCTGTGACCGAGGATAGAACGGATTGTGCTGACAGGCACACCACGAAGAGCCAGGTTTGACGCAAGGGTTCTTCTCGCAGTATGTGCCGTGCAGAACTTCCATTTAGGGCCTTTCTGCAACCGACCGCCGACAAACAGCGTCACCTCCTCGTCAAAGCCCAGCCTCATGCAGATGCGCTGGATGACCGTGTTGCACACTGCGCGGTTGTGCGGCTTGTAGGGCTGTACTTGCAGGTACTTGACCAGCATCGAGTGCAGCGGCATACTGACCTCGGTCTTGGTCTTTTGCGAAACGTAGGTAAACGTGTCGCCAACGACGTTATCCATGCTGAACTTCTTGCAGTCCGATGACCTTGCACCAGTCAGGCAGCCCCGCATGAACAATATCTTCACGTCACGCTCGACCGCAGAAATCGGTGTGTATGCGTCAATCATGCGCACCTCGTCCTCGGTCAATGCGATGTGCTGGGACGGCACACGGCGGGCTTTCAGCTCATGCCCTGGGTCTTTGCACGGCACGATGTCTTCGTCCTTGTATCGGGCGAGAAATGCCTTGAGGATGCCCAGATATGTGCAGGCGCTGTTGCCAGCCATCTTGTCGCAGATGTTGTCACGGATGCGCCCCAGATTTAGTGTGGTTAAGTCCTTCCATGTCACCTCGGCGCTTCCTATTGCCTCACGCATGAGCTTGAGCACACCGACCCGCTCGGGTTCCCTGCCCAGGAACTCCAATTCAAATGCTAATATCTCCATAATCGTTGAAATTTAGTTGGTGAATAATCGCAACCGATGCGGGGATTTCCCCCGCAAAGGTTTACTGCTGGTTTTGTGCAGTGGCGTAGGTCATCACAAGGTCGTAGATTTCGGCCTTGTCACGGGTGTTGGCCACATAAAAGCCCTTCCCGAACTTGTCGGTCACGAAGTTGCATAGCCCGATTTCGCAGAACGACTGGAACATGTCCTGCAAGTGCTTGTCCAGACTCTTGACGAATGCTTCGGTTGCCTGCCCGTCCTTGGCGAAACACAAAGCCCAATGCAGCATCCACTCCTTGATGGGGTGGGTAAGTTTCACGGGCTCTGGCTTGAGCGGCATCTTCGCGCCCTCGTAGTCCTCGTAGCCCTCTGCAATCTCCTTGCAGCGGTTCTCCACCTGCTCAATGCTCACATAGGCGCACTGAACACGGGTCGTTTCAGCCCCAGCGAAATAGAGCATGTCGCCGTTGCCCGTCAGCTTCTCGGCTCCCGTCTGGTCAAGCACTACACGGCTGTCCGTCCCCGTCGTGCATCGGAAAGCGATGCGGGTCGGGAAGTTGGCCTTGATGTTGCCCGTGACGATGGTCGCCGAAGGACGCTGTGTCGAGATAATCAGGTGTATGCCCACGGCACGGGCTTTCTGAGCCAGACGGCAGATGGATTTCTCCACCCCCTTGCCGCTGGTCATGATCAGGTCGCCATACTCGTCGATGACCACCACGATGTATGGCAGGTTCTCGACGATGGGGCACTCGTTGTACTCCTTGATGTTGCGCTTGCCGATGCTGCTGATGAGCGTGTACCGCTCGTCCATGACATTGCACAGGTTGCGCAGTACCCGTGCGGCCTCGGTTTCCTCGGTCACGACGGGAGCGGCGAGGTAGCTGTCGGCGAGGTGCTGATAGACGCTCAGCTCAACCTTTTTCGGGTCGATGAGCACCAGTTTCATCTCGTCGGGCGTACACTTGGCCAGCAGCGACATAAGCATCACGTTAAGCCCTACCGACTTGCCTTGGCCAGTTGCGCCAGCCACAAGCAGGTGCGGCATATCGGCGAGGTCGGCGATGAACGTCTTGCCCGTTATCGTCTTGCCGATGGCCAGCGGCAGCGTCTTGTCCGTGGTGAGAAACTCCTCGCTGCCCAGGATGTCGTCCAGCGGCAGGACTTGTTTCTTCTTGTGCGGTACTTCGATACCCACCGTGCCACGGCCGGGGATAGGGGCGATGATGCGCACGCTCGTAGCCTCCAGCGCAACGGCGAACTCGTCCTTTAGGTTACGGATTTTCGAGAGTTTCGTCCCTATTTCGGGTCGGAACTCATAGAGTGTCACCGCTGTTCCCTTGATTTCGTTGAGGTTGCTGTAGCCGATTTTGAAAGAGTCTAAAACTTTTGCTATGATTTCCTTGTTGTCCATAATATTGAAAAATTAATTGGTTAATAATCGTGCCATGCCGAACGGTCAGGCTCGGCATGGCTGGACAATCAAGGCTGGCAGTCTTCCCTGTCCATTTCCCTTTGGATGAGGCCACGGATGTAGTCGCCGATGATGCCCCTGCGCTGGCAGAAGTTGTACATTTCTGCTGGCAGGATGATGGAGAAGTTCATGTCCTTTTTCGCCTTTTTCTTCATAACGAAGAACTTGTCGGGGTAGCGACCGACCGCTGTCATCTTTGTCATCGTTTCGCCGTCATACTTGTGGTCGGCTGCGAATTGCGACTTGCAGAAAACGATGCTGTTGCGGTCTGCGAAGTAAACGATGCGGTCGTTATTCCGCATACCAGTGAGGTCGAAAGGCTCGCCATCTTTAAGTGTAAACTCGAAATAGTAAATCATAATTGTATAACGTATTTGGTTAGTAAAAAGTATAGCAAAGCGGGAGAAATTTCTCTCTCCCGCCCTAACACAATTATTAACCCCGTCCCATGCCTCACGGCAGTAGGGCGGCAAAACTTTTTAAGTTATGAGTTAAAGCAAAAAAAACTTGCGCAAAGGTAGTCATTTCTGGCCACCCTTGCAAAAAGTAGGTTAAAGTTTCTCGAACGTCACCGTAGGATATGCGTCGTCTTCAAAGAACGGGTGCGTCTCTGTAACGAGGTAGAAGTTGCCGTCGTCGGCTTTCACCCGATATTTCTGGACAAACTCCTGGTTGGGATAGTCCTGCGGGATGTAGTCCAGTTTCTCGATGAAAACGATGTCAAGCACGGTGTGGTACTGGCCGAACTCGCTGTCAAAGACGATTTGCTCGGTGTTGATGCCATGCTGGATGTCGATTGTCGGGTCATCAAAGTAAACCTCGTCCGTGATTTCCCTGAACCTGCGGCCATCGACCTCTATTTCTCCGTTCTCGTCCTCGACGACAATCATTGTACCTTCTGGAAGCCCTCGGTCTCCAAGTGTTGGCCTCACTTCGTTGTGGTCTTTGTCATACACCCAAGTACCGTCATCATCGTTAGACAGGTATGCTGTGTGATAGACATCCTCAACGCGGATAAGCAGAGCGTCGCTTTCGTCGTAGTCGTTTACGATAATCTTGTAAATTGCCATAATCTTGATATTTTTAGGTTGATAAATACGAATTTGTTCCCGTGCCGATGCTCAAGTCCGCACGGGTTGTTGTCATTCTGGGCACCAGTCGGCGCAGGCCACGCCGTACTTTTGCAGGTTTTCGTACATCTTTTGTGCTGCTTCGACTGCCTGCATGAACGGCGGCAGTTCCTTGACCTTGCCGCTCAGGTAGTCCTCGGATAGAGCCTTGATGCGGTCGTTTGCCCCGCTGTGCTGGATTTCACCTTTGCCCTCCAGCATGGAGTAGAAGAAATCCTCTATCAGCGGTGTGACCTTGATGCAGAGGTCGGGTATTTGCAGTGCTTCCTGACGTGTCATGCCTCGTAGGTTGTTTGCCAGTCCTTGCACAGGTCATGCAGTGTCGTTGCGCTCAATGAGAACGGATTGCATCCGCATGGAGTGAACAAGTGATAGCCGTTCTTCTCGTCACTGTAGCCAGACTTGCGGTCTGCCGACCAAGCGTAGTAGTTGTGCAGGATTGCAGCTTTTGTTACCTTGAATCCAGCCTCCTCGAACTCTGCGATGATGGCATCAATGTCCTTGTCGCCCATTGCAGGGTTGTTACCCAAGTTGATGTTGTACTCATCATAGCAATAAACCTCGTGACCGAGTTTCTGCGCATTGAGGTTGTTGAGCGTGGTGAATCCGTCGGGTGTATCGTCTGGCAGCCCATTCTTGCCTCCAGTACGTTGCAGGTTTCCACCCTCGTAGATTTCCCCAGTTTCGAGGTTGAAGGGTGTGTCGTAACGCAGGTTGGTTCGGTCGATGATACGTCCGTCATTGAGTTGATAGCCCCACATCGCTTCAAAGCGTGTCTTGACAAATTTAATCTTTTCCATAAAAACTGAATTTTTAGTTTATAACGTGAATAAAATTGATTTATTGTGCCCACCGCATGATTAGATGCAATGGGCGGTCTGTCAGCAACCAGATGAAGCGGGTACTGATATGGCGCTAATCGTCATAATTGGCCCCGTATATACAAGTTTCTTGCGGAATTTGACGTTAAATCCTTTCGTCCATCGTCGGTAATTTCTTAAATCCCTATTGGCCTCTTTTTCGGTGCGCCAAATGTCGTCAATCTCTTTCCACCCGTTGCCCTCGTTGTTGACTAGGATGGTGTACATCTTTCCTTCCATAATTTACTGAATTGAATTGGTTAATAAAGTTAGTGGAATACGGCACCGTCGCAAAATGGTGCCGATGCTGTCAAATGATGCGGGTAATAGTTGTTCCTTTCGGTCGTTTAAGGTCGGCAATTTTGGCTGCCGACATGTAATCCCATGCCTCAACAATAAAGACATGGCCATTGTCTAATTCTACACAATAAGTATTCATAATCTTCAAAATTAGTTTGGTTAATAAAAGTTAGTGGTGCACGGCTGGCCTATCATAGCCAGCCGTGCGGTCAGATTGTGCAAGGGTAGATTTCAACGTGCCACATGAATGCCGTTGCGCTGTCCGTGCGCCAATAGTCGGCAAAATCCTTAAATTCTTTGGAATCGATGTCGTAGCACGGTTCGTCGCCGTCCTCGTAGATGCCCATTGCATCTGCCTTGCAGGATTCGCACTCCTGCTCGAAATACTCTCTTGCTTTGTCCTCGTCCTGGAATGCTCTTGCGTTCTGATAGAGGTTGTCGTCGCTCCCGTCGAAGCCAGATGTTGCAACAATGTAGATTTTCATAATTGACTGGTTTTAATTGGTTAATAAAGTTAGTAGAACCGCCAACCGCTGCGATGCGGCTGACGGCAAGTGCTTAGATGTTAGGTTTGATGTGCATGATGATTTCCTCGTCTGTCGGGTCGTTGTCTATGAAACCGCTGTCGCAGTAGTAGAATATCGAGTTGTCGATGTCGTGAGCCTCCTGCGTGTCCTCGTCAAAGACGGCTTGCCACAATTCGTAGTCGGCAACCATGACCATGCCGCGCAAATCATCGTCAAGCCTTGATGCGGCGATTTCCCGGTAAGGATATTTCTTGCCGTTGTACTCGATATATCCCTTTGGCACAAGCATCGGGATATATTGTTTCAGGCTGTCCTCTATGTACCATTGGTCGCCCATAAAGAGCGAGGACAATTCAACAAACTCGCCGTCGTCATAGTCGCCGATTAGTCGGTAAACAAGCAGTTGGTCGGTGTCGGTGAAATAGACAAGTTGTGCCAGCCATTTTCCGTCAGCGAAACGCTGCCCTGGAATTTCGAGATAGCGTTCATTTTCCGTACTGCCCTCCTGCCCGAAGGCTTTGAGGACTTGTTTAATCATTGCTGTTGTCATAATTGTAGGGTTTTGGTTAGTAAATGCGATGTGCCATGCGTCACGGCTGGGTGGCGCACGGCTGGGGTAAGTGCTTAGATTGGTTGGTTAGTCGCTGTAACAGGCGAGAATGTAGTTCTCCTTGTGGCCTTTGTCGGGATGCGCAGTCCATTGGAACTCATCATCGCCCTCCCAATCGAAATTCGGGAAAGCAGTTTGCAGTTTCCGCAATACCTGCGACTCGGAAAGGTCAGGCTTGCAGGTTTCCTCGTACAAGTCCATACAGCCGAGATTGTCCACCCCGTTCTCGTCCATGAACATGGCCTGAACGATGAGGTTTTTCGGTGCGGGGATGCTGTCGCTGATTTCCTGCAAGTTCACGATGCGGTAGTCGGCGGGAGCGATAAACGCGTTAGTGATGTCGCTGTACAGCCGCAGGAATACACCGCCTGTTTCCTCGCTGGCGTAGATGTGCCAGATGTCGAACTTGTTGCCGTCGTTGATTTCTGCGGCGACGGGACTATCAAAAGAGAATGAGCCTTCATAGATAGCGAGTTTCGCCTTGATTTCGTCAATGACTTGCTGGATGTTCTGTTTTTCTTCCATAATGTTTCAGTTTTTTGGTTTAACAATGTGAATAGCGGTCATGGCGGTGCCGCCCGCCGTGACCAATGCAGTCAGTCCTTGAACATTACAGTCATTTCGGTATCTTCTTGCGTCAAGAATATGCCGCCGATGTGGACTTCCCTGCAATCTTCAACCTTAAACGTGGTGTCGTAAACCCCGTTATCAAGCCATGTGGTTTCTTCTACATCGCTTTCGTTGAAGAATTTGTAAGTGCCCATATCGTCTTGCAGAAATCCGATTTTTGCATCTTCCATTCTCTTGATGAGGTTTTCCAACTCGTCAATGAGCGCATTTTGTTCGTCGGTCAGTTTCAGTCTCTCGTCCATAATGTTTGAATTTTAGGTGAATAAAGTGAATAGCCAGCCAGCGGGTTTCGCCCCGCCAGCCGATGAGTTAGCCGAACAATGCAAGCATATCGTCGGCAAAAAACCGCTTTGCAGTGTCTTGATAGCGCCACGACTTTTTCAATTCCTCAAGGATGGGTTTGTAGTGCTGGTCGTAGTAAGCGAAGAAACTTTGCAGGCTCTCAAATTCGCCTGCGCTGATTTCGGTGTTTTGCTGCTCAGCAAGTTGTCTTAATGTCTGTGCCATAGTTATTGAATTTTAGCGGTTAATAAAACAAGCACCCGCCGCGGGTACAAATCCGCAGCAAGTTATTTACAGTGGGTCAGATGCGCTTTGCCACAATCTCCTCTTTGTTGTCGGAATAGTAGCAATAGTCGTGAATACTCATGCTCGGCTGCTTGTTGAGTTGTTCATCAACCGATGTAAACCCTTTCGGACACCCTTCCCAATCGACATCGAATTTGAATCCGTTGCCGTTGCAGAAATGGAACTCGCGCTCGTCAATGTCAAGCATGATTTTCACACCCTTTTCTTTGAGCGAAACCCATGCGGCATTAAAAACGTCAAGGGCTTCTCTTTGATCCTCAGTCAGGGTGATGTCGAGATTTCCCGTTTTCTCCTCGATGTAAGTGATTAGCGAATCAAGTTCATCATCGGTGAAGTCGCTGTCGGTTTCCTCATGGGTCTCTCTGTTGCTGTTGCAGTCGAACCAAAGACAATCGGTTGTGTCACCGTTCTTGTTGTCCTTATTGCCGATTTCCACGCATTGCAAAGAGCTTTCAACCCATTTGCCAGCAATGAAATGTCGGCAAGTGAAAGACCCGTCGAGTTTTACCTTGCCGCCAGTATGTTCCACAAGTTCCTTGATGCGCTCGATTTTTTGCGCCCTCAGTTCCTTGCGGAGTTGCTCGTAGGCATAGATGATTGTCTCGATTTCGTAGGTCGAGAGCAAATCGTCGTAGGTCTCCTGCTCTGGCTGTATTGTGTCGCTCACGGTCACTAACTTGATTGAGCCGTTCTCGTTCTTGATGATGTCGGAGATAGTCCTAACGGCGCAGTCTCCGTCAATCATCGTGCAGTAGAACGTGTCGGTGTACTGATGCGACTTGCCTTCGGGCAGAATCTGTTCAATCTCGAAAATCACTTGACGTTTGAGTTCGTCCAACTTCTTGTTGAAATCTTCCATAATGCTTTGAATTAAATTGGTTAAACTTGTTAATAGCAGCCGTGCCAGCCGCAACTAAGCCGCCGACACGATAGATTAAGTTTTCAAGAGCCGATTTTCCACTCCAAATAATTTGCAGTAGTGGTCGTAATTCTCTCGGCGCATCACCATGATTGTGCAAATGCCGTGATTGTTTTGGGCGTAATAATTAACGTACTTGTTTTTCTTGTTGTCCCAAACATAGACATAGCACTGAAATCCGCAGTAAACTTCTGATGCAAAGTCTTTTACAACCTCTTGGATTGTCTTGTATTGTCCTGCGAACTTGTCTTGAATTTCTACCATGTAGTCCATAATAATTGATGTTTTGGTTAATAGCGGTGGCACCAGCGACCGCAAGGCCGCCGATGCCGGGGAAAGATTACTGACGATAGAAGTCGTAGAGCAAGCCGTTTTTGTAGCGGCAGGAAACATTAGCCCAATCGCGCCTGATGTACCGCTTTCCGTTCGGCAACATCACGGGATGCAGGGCATTGTCGTAGTGGCAGAAACATTTGCCGTTGGCATACGCATCGGTCGGCTCATGGATAAATCGGCAGTCAGAACCGAAATAAAGGCTGTGCGGCGTGACCTTGTTGCCCTCGTCGTCGATGAAATACAACCCTTCAACCTTGTACGGCTGAATCTTGGCGATTTCCTCGCGGCTGGTGTCCTCCATGTAGGAACGGACGGCATGGGCGAACTTGATGCGGTGCGGGTCGTGTTCCTTCGATGCGTTCTTGCTGAAGGAATAGTTTCCGTACTTCTTGCATAGTTCGATGTGCCGTGCAATCTCGTCAAGGTAGTGTTTGTAAATCATTACGGCAACACGAAGCCAGGGAGTTTCCTTTTTCGTGTTGTCGTGCGTTGCGTAACGCTCATTGATTCTTGCCATCTGTTTGAACACGTCGTTTGCTGATTTGAATTTCTTTTCCATAACTATTGAATTTTAAACGGTTAGTAAATCAGCGGGCACAGCCGAAACAAATCCGCTGTGCCCTAGATGTTTCACGATGCGTGTCGTGCGCGGTAGCGAATAGTCTCATTCACTTCGTCTTTAAGCACATCGAGCGCAACGGTTTTGCGCTGATTGCATCCAATCCTGCCGAGGTTGTAATCATAGCGGTAGCAGTCATATATACTCTCGCAAATCTGGATCATGCGTTTGCGGTGACTGCTCTTGATTGTGCCGCCATCGTCTGCAATCTCTCCTGCGAGTTTTTCTATCTCTCTCCATGATTGCTCACTGTGGTTTAAGATGTAAACACGGAATAAATCCATTGAATCGGTATAGTTTGCCATAACTTTGAAATTTATTGGTTTGTAAGAGTGAATAGTATGGGCGATGCAATCTCTCGCACCGCCCGTGAGCCTGTGTTGTCAGAGATTTGCACCAATCCACGTCGATTTGTCGTAGATGTCCACGATAGCGCAGTAGTATTTACCAGTGCGCTTGTCGTAATAATTCTGCTCGGTGAACGACAAGGTTTCAAACTCGCTCATAAAGAACCAGTCGCAATCATCACACTGGAACCAGTGAAGGGGAGGCAGACAATTAAGTTTCATGTCATAATACTCCGCGCTGGTCTCCTTTGGTTTCGTGCAGACGATTTTTTTCTCACGCTTGAAATACTCGTCAAACGTGATAGCCTCAAACCCTTGCGACAGGTTTTGCTCGGCCCTCTTTAATCCTCGGTTCCAGTTGTCTGCCATATTCGGATAATTCACGAGATGGCTTTTGTACATTTCCACGTCTTTTTTGTAGAAATCCTCGGCTCTCTTGATTGCGTCATCAACTTCGGTAGGCTTGCACGCTGTGAAATTGTCGTTTGTCGCTTTTGCGACGATAATTAAATAGTCATTCATAATTGTAGAATTTAATTGGTTAATAACTTGGTGAGCGAGCGACCGCAACAGCCGCCCGCCCAATGAGTAAAGCAAAATCAATTATCGTACTGCACCCCAGATTTACACCGCTTTTGAAATTGACAGCGTGCGGAAATAATAGTCGGGATAACCAAGGCTGTCGTATCTCCACCGCCAATTTTCCATGCCGTTGTCGCGGCAAAACTCCTTGAGTTTGCGCTCGTCGCTGGCATTAAAAAGTTTTTTGTTTATCACGATTGTTTTCTCGCTCTCGTAGAATCTGAGCAGGGCGAGTCTTCCGTTTCCACGGTTGAACACCTTGCACACGATTTCACGGCTGCAATCATCGTGGCGATAATTGCGGTTGCTGTTGATAAATTCTTTTAGGTTTTCCATATTGAATTGGTTTTAATTGGTTAATATCGTACTCCCGTGACCACAACAGCCACGGGAATAAATCAGGCGACTTGCAAGAACTTGTCGGCTCGCGTTCCGTCCTCGTAATAGAGGACATCTTCCCAGCGTGAGCCTTCGAGTAATTCCTGTATGCAAAATTCATCGCTCGCGCAATATTCGTACTCATCTTCCCATGCCTGGAAAAATTTCTCCAAGCATTGTTGAATGAGGTCGCGCAGGGAAATGCCGTAGTCTGGTTTTTTGTACCAATCCACAATCGGCTGCAAGATGTCACAATCGTAGCAAAATCCCGTGAGCGGGGAATCCGCGTCAGGCTGGAACGGCTGAACGGTTTTATTTGTGTATGCCTTCTTGAAATAAATGCCGTTGAGATAGCGCAGCAATAATTTGCCGCTCACGTCGTCGGCATAGATACAATCCCAAGTCCAATCATAAATGGGACCGTCAAAACGGAATCGGAACGAATGGCCGCAGTCGCTGACACTCCAGTCTGTCATGGTTATGCCGAAAATTTCGCAAAACCTGTCAAGCGTGGCGCGGTAATCATAGCCGCAGCTATCCATCGCGTCAGCCTGAATTTCGTAACGCTCGCGGTCAATGATAGTGCGCTGTGCGCTGTCGCTCAACTCGTCGAACTTGAACAAATTAACAGTGATTGTTTTCATAACTCAAAATTGATTTTAATGGTTAATAAATATCGTACTCCCAGCAATTATCGTACTGCTGGGAGTTTTCGTTACATCTCGTCGATGTTCTTTTTCAGGAGGGCAATAACCTCGTCAGTGCCAAAATACTTTGCGTCAAATGTAGCGTAGTCGATGTTGTTGCCGATCTCGTCGTCTATCCATGCGTGAATTGTCGTACTCTCAATATCGACAAGCACGGAGATAGTTATTACAAATCCTTTGTACTTGATTTCTTCCATTGTCTTGAAATTTTGTGATTAATAATTATCGTACTGCTGACGGCCTCACGGACTCGCCAGCAATTATCGTACTCTCAAGGAGTTTTCGTACTTCCCAGGGGATTATCGTACCGTTGCGAAACTCGGTGCGATTTTCGCTCTCGGGTTTTCAATCTCGTATTGCAGAGCGGCATTCTGACGCTCCAACACGTTCACCTGGTTTTGCAGGTCGTTGCGCTCAAGATACAAACGGTTGTAACCGTCGGCAGCGGACAGATAGCAACACAACAGCGTGAATGCGGCAATAGCCAGCAACACGCACAAAAGACTCAAAGAATAGATTAACTTTTTCATTTTGATAACTGATTTAATTGGTTAATAACTTGAACTCCCAGGCGGGTCACACCGCCAGGAAATAAAACCGCTTGCACTCGCGGAAATCCAAACCGTATTGCGCAAGCTGGTCTTTGCTTATCCCGAAATTTTTCATGCGGTTTCGCAGTGAGTTGTACCACCGCTCCCGCTTTTCCAGGAACGTTTCACGCTGGGCGTCGGTCTTGAATCCAGCCGCCAGCATCTTTTTTAAGTCTTCCAAGTCCCAGCGGGCCATCTTCACGGCTCGCAGGGCGATGGGTTGCGAGAGCCAGCTATCGAGCCAGCCCTCGCCGTGATTCTTTTTGTTCATTGTCTTTTCGGTTTTTGATCCCCACGGCCAGCACAACCAGCCGCGGGGAAATTGTTCAGGCCACGGAAATTTTCTTGAAGGTCACGTTTTCAACCTTGTGGCCAAGCTCGGCCATCGCCTGGCAATATCCGAGGATGTTGGCCAGCTTGTTGTCAACTCGTTCAAATCTTTCTCCGTTGATTGTGTAGGAAATTCTGTAACTCATAATCTTAAATTTTTGTTTGGTTAATTTTGTTTGAAACTTTGAGCCGTGCCAGGTCTCGGAACCTGTCACAATCTGAAATTGTCACACGGCAATAGAGAACGGCAGCGGATTTCTCACCGCCGCCGCCCGGTGTGGCTCATCTCCGTTTTTCAGGAACCTGTTGCCACGTTTTGCCAGCCGCGCCGCTGATATTGCTACCAGCCACACGGCCAGCGATAACCAAAAAATTCAATTATGGTTTCTCCAGTGTTACCGCGTTCATAATGCCGCCCGAAATCGTTCGGGCGATCCCTCGCTTGTTTCCTGACGCAAAGCGAGCACCGAAATTGAACGGAGGAGTTTTCCAGCACCTGGCAGCGGTGGCGCGTCTCTGGCTGATTCATCAGCCGTGACGGGTGCCACATAACAGCCGCGGGAACTTTCACCGTTTTATCGGCGGCGGTCTAATCATGTTAAAGGAACTAGGAACGGCCACGGAAAAACCGCGGCCGCTCATTTGTCGCTGATCCCGAATCGGACGGGATTATTACACCATGCAGCGGGTACGACTAACTAACACAGAGGGCAACGAAAAAAGGGACCGCCAAAACTGGCGGCCCCTCGATGGAACGAAATAACAGTTAAGCGTCGAGGATCCCGGCGGGAATATATTCCTTAATCCTGGCAGGATCGGCGCCCTTCTCAATGAGTTTTTTACAAATTTCGCTCAATGCCTGAGCTTGTTTGCGTAACTCTTTGCCACGCCTGGCAGCTTTCGCGGCCATATCGTTCGGCATGTTTGCCGATCGGAGGGCCTGCCAGCAGCTTAACCAGGTAGCCGGGCGAACCTTGTAACGGTAGCATTCTGTGAACTCAACCCCCAAAACCGTGGCCGTGGCCGTGGCTGTTTGGTAGTCGTTTTCTCCCTCGCTATCATCATCACCGGGCGCGTGGTAGGTTGTTACAGTTGTATCGCTTTTGCCGTCTCCAATAGTCAAGCCGTCACAGCCAAGAAGGTTGTAAATATCTTTGATATTTGGGTATTTCTCGACTTCAGCGATGAACTGGGAAACGGTGCAAGACTCAGAACCACGGCCGCGGCACTCTTTTTGTGCTTGTTTGACCGCTTCGATCGGTTCTAAACCTTCGGACATCAGCACCAGGGCGCGGGCGTTTGCCGCGGTCGTGTCGCTGTCAATTTTCAGCCAGGAACGCAGCGCGGCAAATACTGCCGTTTTGCTTGTGTCCTTCTCGACATCATCAGCGGCCACGGGTTTGGCCTTCGTGCCCTTCGTGGTGGTTGCGTCGTCCACATCGGGAGCCGGCAGCACCTGAGCGGGGTTATTAACTGTTACTTCATTCTTGTTAGTGGTTTTTTTTGAATGTGCCATAACTTAAAAATGTTTGTGCCTGGCCTAGATCACTAGACCAAGCGAGTTAATATTTAGTGTTAGTTAATCATTTCAAAGATCGATGATCCTTTTAAATTCTGCCACGTCCGGAGGACATCTCCAGGAAAGGCGCGATATTTAAAGGAACTTTTAACACTACAAAGATAATACAAATATTAGACATAACAAAATAATAAGCAATTATTTTGTTAATAAATGTGAACAAAACGGCAAAAATCGGTAATTTGGATTGAGTCTAAATAAGGTATTAAAGTGGGTAATTTGGAACACTGGCACGGCGAAATAGAACACTACTAAAATAGGTAGTAATACCCTCGGAGCTAGTTACACCCTCGGAGCTAGCCAGGAACAAATGACAAAGGGAACAAGCACATGAGCGACATTTAAGCGATGATCAACGCATCAGACTATTACTATATTACCGGACAAAAAAAAGGCCGGGAGAAGGGAAACAGGCACATGATAAATAACAATGTTGTTGAATTATGCTTTACAACATAAAAATGTGTGAAAATTGGTAGAAATTTTGAAGAATGGGAAAATAAAATTATCTTTGCGGCGTTGAAGGTCTAAACGACTGGCACATAAGCAAATACATTATAAATACAATGTATTTTTGCACGGTTTAAATTGTCGTTTTTAACCCCTATACCCCCAATTTTTGGTAGAAAACGCCCATATATGACCTCCCGCCGAGATTTTTTAATTTTTTTCATTTCCACCATAAAATTCCCGATTTTCAAGTTGTTTTTTAATTATTTTCCGTAGTGTCTTGCGTGTAGATATGTACGGAATGTAGTAAACTGGGTCAAAAAGTGCAGGTATTTGCCAAAAATCGTAAATCATTGATATAAAAGGTTTAACTTTGCAAAAAATGTAGCTAATGTAGCAAATGTACCAAATTCTCTACATTGAGATTGATGGTTTTTTGTTTTAGATATATGTATGGCTGTTTCGGGTTCAAATAGCAGGTTGTCGTTGATAGACGATTTATGTGGTGAGGTTTATGGTGCTTTGCCGCATAAGGAGTTGATGCACGCATACCAGCAGGCGAATTTCGGTGACAGGGTGTATGGTTATCAGGAGTGTGTCTTTGATGCCTGTTCCCGTGTTTTCCGTTCCCGCATGGGTGAGGTGTATTACTTTGACGGCAGGGTCTGGCGTGTTCTCAGTGACATAGTTCTTGAGAATGCCTTGAGCAAGGCGTTGGTTCGCCGTGGTGTACCCAAGCACGATGTGGTGAACTGCCGTGGCAAGCTGTTGCATTCTGCCCGTGGTGGCGCTTTATTGTCGTCTCTTGAGAGCAGTCCAACGGTTGTCGCCTTTGCCAACGGGGTGTGGGACTTCGGTGACATAGACAATCCAGTCTTTCATCCGTTTGATGACCGTATGCCCGTTATGAGCGTTTTGCCTTATGAGTATGACCCGCAGGCCGTGTGCCCGAAGTGGGATGCTTTCCTGTCCAGCGTGTTGCCCAAGGTCGAGATTGTCAAGTTGCAGAAGTACCTTGGTCTTGGCTGTGCTGACCGCAGGGCTCTCACCCACAAGGTCGAGGAGACGCTGTGGCTGGTAGGCGGCGGTGCCAACGGCAAGAGCACCGTGTTCGACGTGGTGCGTGCCGTCTATGGTGCGGACAACATCAGTTATCTGGGTTTGGATTCGCTGTTGAGCGGTTCTTCCGAGGTGCGTGCGCGGTTCATCGGGTCGATTGCTGGCAAGCTGTTCAATTACTGCTCCGAGGTACAGGCCGACGACATCAGCCGTTATTCGGACACGTTCAAGAGTCTGTGTTCCGGCGAGCCGCAGACGGTAAGGCGTTTGGGTCACAATCCAGAGACGGCCTATGACATACCTTTCCTGGTGTTCAACATGAACCGAAAGCCTGCGAACCGCAACATGGACAGGGCGATAGTGAGGCGTTTGCTGTTCGTTCCGTTCCGCACGACCATAGCCGCGGAGGACATGAATAGGGAACTCGTTGGTGAGCTGCTTGAGGAATTGCCGGGCATCCGCAACTGGATGATCGAGGGTTTCCGTATGCTCGTGCGTGACGGGTTCCGTTTCTCCGACACGCTGGCCGTCGATGAGGACATGGAGGAGTACATGCTGGAGAACGGGCAGAGCGTTCAGGTGTTCCTCGCCAGGAAGGGTTACAGCTGCAACCGCCGCACGGGGCATTGGGACGACAGGCCGCAGTGGGTGTCCGCTTCCGCCTTGTACGGGGACTACGCCTCGTTCTGTTCCAGGATGCTGGTTGACGCCCTGCCGCAGCAGTCTTTCGGCAGGGAGATGGCACGTCTGGGCTGGCACGAGTCTGGCCACAACCGCAAGCGCACCTCTCAGGGGCACGTCTATGGCGTGTTCTGCAAGGACAAGATTAGTTACGCACTTGATGTTTAATTCACTATATGACTATGGACAACAACCAAGAGAACAACAAGAGGAAGTGCCCCGTCTGCGGCAGGTTCGCCAAGGCGGAGGCAGTCGAGAAGCACGAGATGGCCTTACGCACCATGCGCAAGGCGCTGGAAGAGTGCAGGGAGGCAATCAGCGAGAAGGACGGCATCATCGACACGATGAAAGCGTCGCTGTCTGCCTATGAGGTGGAGACCGACAAACTGACCAGCAAGGTGGACAACCAGAAAGGCGAGCTGGCCAGGCGCGAGAAGACCATCGCCGCATTGCGTGCCGAGCTGTCCGAGCGCGGCAACCGCATCGCCGAGGTGGAGATGGAGAACAAGGAGCTGTCTGGCAAGCTGGAGGTTTACCGCAGCCGCGGCCTGTGGGCGAGAATCATCAACAATAAAATCTAACCACTATACATCATGGGAAAGATTCAGATTGGACGAGACAACAAGAGAGATTACGAGTCGGTGAAGTTCTTCGCCGAGAGTGTCAAACCAGAAAAGGGGTCAGCCGATGAGGTGCAGCAACCGACAGAGTCCGCCAAGGTCGATGAGACTGGAGAGGAGCAGGCACGGCAGGAAGTTCAGGAAAAACCTGCGCAGGAGGCGCAACAGGCTTCCGAGAAGGAGGCGTTGCCCGTGGTTAAACAGCACAAGAAGAAAGGAGGCAAGCGATGACTGGCGCAGAGAACTTGATGAACACGGTGATCAATTCCCTGTCGATGATTGACAAGGGCTTCACCGTCACGCTGACCGTCCAGCCCCACAACTGGGACTACGACGGCGATGATTACGAAGAGGAGGATGACGATGACGAGCCGCACGTTTCCGACGATGTGATTGATGAAATCAAGGAGTTCGCCCGCCGCATCAACGAGGGTATGTCCGAAAGCGTCAAGTCGCAGGTGCTTGACCACTGCGAGGGGCTTCTCAAGGAGAAGTACTCCAGTGCTATCCGAAGCATGGGCGATGATGAACTCGCCAAGGTGTTCCAGGGTAATTGGGATGCTCTTGACAAACCGTCCTGGCCGAGTGTCGGTGACACGGTGTGGTACAAGGCAAAAAGCAAGAAGCGTCAATGCAGCAAGGTCAAAGTCGTCTGCCACAACACCATCCAGCTTGGCAACAATATCACCCTTGAGCGCAAGGACTGCAAGAAAACCCCGTTTGAGGTGGGTGAAGAGGTCTGGTTTGACCTTGGCTTTGAAATCCGTTGCGGCTATGTCGAGCTGCTGGATGGTAATAAGAATAAGTGCCTTATCCGCACAAAAAAAGGCATCGTCTGGATGCCCTGTGTGCGGCTGTTCGACTCCGTTGACGAACTGCTGGGCTACCTAAAATCAACAGCCGATGAGTGAACCCAGGAAAATCCCATACGGCAAGCCTGCCAGGTTGGGGAACTACCGCATCTGGCGCAGCAAGTGTCCTGTCGGCAAAGGCAAGGACAAGGACTTCATCGACCAGGTGAACATCGGCAACCTTGACGGCACCTGGCAGGTCAGGATTCCCGCCACGTTTGAGATGTATGCCATCCTCACCGAGCTCTACGCCGATGAGGGAAAGCAGGAAATCCTTTCCGAGTACGTCAACAACATGGCTTTCGTCACCATCACTGGCAACGGCTACTTCCAGCGTGCCGTCGAGCTGGTCGCCATTGCCTACGCCAACCCATCGCTGCTTACCAAAAAGGACAAGCAGCACAAGGCTTTCGTCAAGAACGCCGAAGCGCTCATCAAGGCTTTCCTTGAATGGAGAAAAGTCTATGACGAGCGCGTGAAGCTGGACGAGCCGACCGAGCAGGACGACAGGCAGGACGAAATCGCCGGTCAGATGCTCGATGAGCTGGAGAAAGAATGATTTTCTTACTCGCCCATATTTTCTTCGGGAGCGGTCTCTTGGCCGTTCCCGTTTTCTATCTCTGCCTTGGCCTGTTCAATCATCGGCTGGCTCATGGCGAGTATCGCGTTCATCTCGATAGGTCTCACTTCCCTGCCGCCGTTGGCCTTGACAAACTCGTTGTAGGCGAACAGCAGCGGGCACTGGTTGCATTTCAGCGGGAAAAAGAAGTGAATGGTTTCCTCGCCGTTCTCATCGACCTCCTCGCGCTTGTAGCCCATGATGTCGGCGAACTTCATCAGTCCCTCGATGCGTTCCTTGCTGTCGTATGGCTGTTTCATCGCCGCCTGCATGATGAGCCTTGCCGTCTTGGTCTTGTCCATCAGTTCCTCGTCATCGGTGACGATGGATGCGACTGACTTGTGCTGTTCCATGCGTTTTGCGATGAGCCGTTTTATCTTTTTGTCGTTGGCCACTTTATTGCAGGCCGATGCGTAGGCGTTGCCAGCCAGTGAGCCGTAAACGGAGTTGTAGGCTACTGCGAAAGCGTCGTTCTCCGAGTAGCCGAGCACTCTAAGGTCGGCATAAATCAAATCTTCTACCCTGTCGTGTCCGAGTTTCTTTGCCTCGGTTCTTTTCGGTGTTGATATTTCCATAGTTATAATATATCTTCTTTGCTGAATACTGGAACACGGAAACACATACAATTTGGATGCGGATAAGCCTTCGTGAAAATCTCTTCTATATCTGGATAGAAACCGCTTTCCGAGTCGCAAATATCGCAGTTGTAATTACTGCCCCTCAGTTGCAGATACCCGACCGCGCCTTGTTCTTTGAAGTCAAGTCCCTGATTGTGCATCCAAGTCATTTGCAGGGTGATTTTCGCCATGTTCACCACATTGGTGCTGCCGTTGTTCGATATGCCAACCGCCCCGTACTGGATGCCCCTGCTGCGGATATAGGTCGCTGCAAACTCCTGCCACCTCTTGAATGTGGCCACAACCTGCGGGATGGTGTATATCGAGTGTAGGTGCGACTTGACGATGTTGATGGCGTCTGCCAGTGGCACACCGTGGTAGCGCAGTGCTGCGATGGCAGCTTCCCAGTCCTTCATCATCTTGTACATGTAGTTCTCCAGTGTGTCTTGCAGGTTGTTGCCTCCCTTGCCCAGCAGAGCCATCCAAGCGGCCAGTATGCTTATCCTGTCCCTGTCGTCAGTGACCCTTGTGGAATACTCGTATATGAGCGAGAGAATCCTGTCATCAATGTCGTCCATCACTTCTGAAATCTCGTTCATCATGTCGCTGTTGAAAGCCGACGAGAAGTAGAGTGTCTTCGGGTCTGCGTTGTATCGGTAGCAGATAGTGACGATGCGCTCCGCACCGTCGGCGATGATTGCGTCGATGCGTTCACCGAGCACCCCAGCATACTCCTCACGCAGGTTGATGAAGCGTTTTGCAGCTGCTATGTCCTCATGCGTGGGGACTTTGTACTTGCTTGTGTCAAGTTTTATCTTAATCGGTTGTGCCATTATATCCAGTCCAGCCTTTGTTTCTTGTCATTGATTTCGTCTTTTACTCGCTTGCAGGCGATGTCGTAATATTCCTTTTCTTTCTCTATCCCGATGAAGTGTCGGTTTTCCCTAACGGCTGCCACCAGTGTCGAGCCTGAGCCAGCGCAGAAGTCGAGAATTACCCCCCCCCGCATTGGTGTAAGTCCTTATTAGCCAACTCATTAGATTGATTGGTTTTTGGGTAGGGTGGAGTATCTTGTCATAGTCACGTTCAAAGTTGATGACACTTTTCGGGTACTTCCAGTTGGTCGGCTCGGTAAGAGGCAGGTCTTTGAAACCGCCGTAGCACCTTTGCGTGTGCTTGTGGTTGCCGCCGCCCCTTGGGTGTGACTTCTCACCCCATTCCATTTGCGGGTTATAGGTCGGCAGTTTCTTGTAGAACACGCAGATGTCCTCGTGGTTGCGCAGAGGCATACGGTTCGCGTTGAGAAAGCCAGATGTTCGGTTTCCCTTCTTCCAGACGAGGGTATATCGAAACAATTTTTCGTTTGATAGTATGAGCCTTGCCGTGAACAGCCCTTGACCGAACAACACGATTGCACCGTTGTCCTTGATGATGCGCTCCAGTTGCGCCCACATCGGCTCAAACGGGATAATGCTGTCCCATTTGGCCGATGCGTTGGAACGTGAGAGTTGGCCATACGGAGGATCGCAGATGATTGCGTCAATGCTCTTGTCTGGTATTGACGGCATGATGTCGAGGCAATCGCCAAGTTGTATCGTGTCGATTAAGTCGGTCATTTCCAGTCTTTGTTTTTGAAGTTACGCTTATAACCGATGCTGCCGTAATCTTCTTCGGCATAACGCCAAACATAACCGCCAGCAGTCTTTTGTTTTCCTCGGATGCACACCTCGTGTATTCCAGAATAAGAAATACCAGTTTTTCTACTGGCTTCCATGATTGAGCGATAAGATGCAATAGGTTCGCCTTTCTTGGTATATTGAGTAACAGCCCTCCCGACTTCATTTACCATGTACAGGCTGTGTCGCATACATTTTGTGCCATAACTTTGGTTATATTGCATAGTACACCATTCAAGGTTGTTGACGTGGTTGTTCTTGCCGTTTTCGTCTTTGTGGTTTACTGTGTCATAACCTTTTGGGTTTGGTATAAATGTTTCCGCCACAAGCCTATGTATCAACACTTGCCGAGACTTTCCATTGAGTGTCATTACAACTCTATAATAATAGCCATTGAATTGAGCCTTGAGTATTCTCGGTTTTCTTACAATGTGACAATATGGCTGTATTTCGGTTATGCGCTCTTTTGAACGCACTCGCCCAAGATTAGAGACTTCATAGAAACCTCCGTAACCATCTACCTGCTTCCATGTTTCGCCCTCAAGCGGTTCAATGGAAAGCCATCTTTTTGAATTAACTTCTATCATTTTCTTGATGTTGTCGCTTGGTGTTGGTTAAAGAATGAGGAAAGGCCACCAAGAAAGCCTTTGTCGGCAGGTGATCAATCCTACCTATCCTCACCCTCAATGTTTTATTTTTTGGCGTTCCAGGAATCCCAGTTTGACCTGCCCTGCCAATTTCTGCTCTCCGTATAAACGCGCCCTGTGAGATTAGGGCGCCCAGCACCTCTGCCAGTAGCCACAGAATATTTCTTTTTCTTTGACTGCTTGGCTTTAGTATCGTCATTATCGTCTCCTGTGTCTTCAATGTTTGCCTGTGCTTTAAGGACTTCTACCTGTTGCTCGGTTTGGATTTCAGACAACTCCTCTTGCATCTCGACTTGGCTTTCATGTTGGATTTCAAGTCTTTGCTCCTCGACAAGAAGTTGGTGCATATCAGCATCGTGCTTCTCTTGCAGAATCCTTTCCCACTCTTGCGGAGTTGCATAGGGCAACTTCTCAGAAGCGGTCTGTTTGGACAAGAATCCACCAAGCACAGCGGTGTTTAAATTTTGAGTTAACTCGCTGATATTTAGGTGAATATATGGCTCTATATAGTGGCGTATATTCGTCTGCGTGAACGCCAGTCGGTTCTCGCTCTCGATGCCGTAGCCCCAAGAGAAAATCTCAATCATCTTGTCAACACAGCCGTCGTATTCCTGTGCGTCGGCCATCGCCTTCTCGTAAGCGTCGCTGTACATGATTTTCAGCGCAACGCCGGGGGTGTCGCCCGATTTCAGTTCGGGGGTCTTCACCGCAAAGGACTGCTTGTAGATACACTCCTCCAGTTTATCCAGTTCAGCCTTGTAAGCATTGCTCGCATCCTGTCGGTTGAGGAAACCAGCCTCTCCGTCGGTGGGCAGGAACATGATTTTGCTTGCATAGGACATATCCTCTCCTGCGATGACCTCGCTGCCCTCGCCACGGACATACATGATAGGCAGTCCGAAGTCATGGTTGCTGTGCGCAAGGTTACTGAAAGCGCTCTCATAGTGCTCGATTGTTTCCTGCGAGTTTGTCCAGCACGGGCCGTTGTCGTCACGCATATAGGCCACAGGAATGCTGTCGAAGCCGTGCGGCCGCTCCTCTTCCAGCTTGTAGCCGCTTATGTTGAACAGGTTGTACACCGCACGTTTCGCCCTGTCGAAGATGCCGTCTGCATCGCCGTCGGCCACAAAGCGGTAGTAGTTCTCGTCGTCCCACACGTCGATGTACCGCTTGGTGACCTTTCCGTCCTCGGCATAGTTGCAGTAAGTCCTCGCCAGCGTGTTCATCCTGCCAGTCTGCATGTCGTAGTGAGGATAGAGCCTGTCGCCGTGCAGGAAAGAGAACGTGCGCCAGCCGAACTTGCCCTTGTCCATGAAACCGACGAAAGCACCGTCGCCAGTCGCCTTGACCGACTTGGCAAGCTGATACCATGCCACCTCCATGTTCTTGTTCGCCCAGCCGTTGCGGAACTCGCCGAACACCTTGCGTGTGCGGTCATCAACCTTGTTGTCCGAGAGCTCAAACATGATGTCGTTGCCGCAAAGGTGCGTCAGGTGCTTGGTGAGGATGATCTGCTGGAACGAGAAAGCGTAGCGGGGAATTTCCTGTATGTACCATCTGCCGTCTTCCTCGTTCTGCTGCCAGATGTCTGGGTAGAGCGAGTGGTCGTTGATGGCGTGCCCAGCAGGGTCGAGTTCACGCAGGAACTGCTCCTGCGACACGATTTTCCTGCGCAGTCGGTCGCGCTTGACTGGAACCTCCATAGGCTCCTCGATAAGATGCCCCAGGTCGGTGGAGTCGGGCATTACTCTTGTGAACGGCATCTTTGTGAGCAGTTCACGGATTTGTTTGTCGTTTTGTACAGTCATTTGATTAGTGTGTTATCGTGGTGAAAGTCTTGTGATACGCATGTGTTTAGAGGCTCCCTTCGCCCAGTTTGGAACGCTTACCGAGTGTTTCAGCTCGAAGATTTCCCGCATGAACAGCGCCTCAAAGAAGTCGGGCGAGTGGCCCACAATGGACTTGTTCTTCATCTGTTCCTTGTGGATGATGCACCAGCCCTTGTCCTGCTTGCTCATGTCCTGCCGCACGCATTTGCGTTCCAGTTGCAGGATGTCATATAAGGTGCGCACATCCTTGCCGATTTTGTACTTGCGGCTCAGAAGCGAGTTCTCGATGCTCCAGCCGCATTGATGGGTGCGCTCGGCGAACTTGTAGGCGCACTGCGACTTCTTGTTGTCGTACAGATTCTTGTCCCTTCGGTCAACAGCCTCAAGGTTATTGAACGGCACGGCCTTGGGGAAAGCCCCTTTGAGCACCTGTCCCATGCCGTTGAGGTCGTAGGAGAAGTTCTGCTCCAGCACGCCCCACTCCCGCAGCTTTGCCGCAAGCAGTTCGGTGGTGGTGTAGGGGTCGCGTCGGCAGACATAGACATCTGCCACATGCCAGCCTATCCAGAACCACGTCACGCAGTTGTCGCCGCCAGTGCCAGCGATGTCACAGGTTGCCCGACGCACGCCGTCACCCGTCATGTGGGCATTCTGGAAAATCTTGTCCATGTGCATCGGCTGTATGAGGTCGTCGCTTGCCTTAATCACATCCCAGTTTCCGTCAAACTCCCTTGCCCTCACTTCGGGCGGCTGGTTGAGCAGCGAGGCGATATAGCCGGGGTCGTTCTTCAACAGCGCCCTGTTCTCGTTGAGCGAAGCCTTGATGAACGTAACCGACTTGACGAAAAACGATGTCTTCGTGTAGCCCAGTTTTGACCAGCTCTCATCCCATGCGTCGTCAATCAGCTCCCTGCATTGCGCATAGACTTCCTCGGGCGTGTCGCCCCAGATGATGTTGTCAACGCTGTTGTCTGGCATATAGCAGTAGCGCACCACGCCGTTTCGCTCTGGTATGGCGAACCCCTTTAGCTCGGGGTGCTTCTTTCCGTCCGAATAAACGGTGTCCTCCTTGCCTATCCACCAGTCAAGGAACTTGCGCAGCCAGCTCAGCGGGTCTGGGTTGCATGTGCCGAGTATGCGTGAATGCACTCCGACCGTGTTTCGGTTGCAGGTCTGTATGAACTTGAACATCTCGAACGGCATCTGCGGCAACTCGTCGATGCCGATGTAGGCGAACTGCTGTCCGCGGTACTTGACATCGAAGTCAGACATCGGCATATCGTAATAGTCAAGGCCGAGTTTCGCCCCAGAACGGAAGTTCCACGTCATATCGTCCTTGCTCTTGTTGTACTTGCCGATTTGACGGAACCACCTGCCGCCCTCGTTGATGATATTCTCGAAGTCGTCCTTGTTGCGTCGGAAGATGATGCCGTTGAAGTGCTTGTTGGCGATGTCGTACAGCGGTTCCATGAGCATCGTCACCGTGTTGTGGTTGATGTTGAAGCCCTCGGTGAGGTAGAGGTGGTGCTTGCCAGTGATGGTGATGCAGCGGCATTTCGCCTTTTCCTTCGGCTTGGTGATGCGGATGATTTTTTTAGTCAGGATATTCTCAGATGTCGGCTTAGTGGGCGTGTCGGCATTGTAGTGCGCCCTGTCCTGATAGCACATCTTCAAGAACATGTCAGCATCGTTGGGAGCAATGAAACTGATGCGCCAATAGCCTACACGTTCGGGGTCGTCCTCCACCTGCGATATTTTCGCCCAGATGCCAAGTGAGCGTGCGATGTCTGCCACCTGCTCAATGAGTTTCTTGTTAGGCACTTCGACGTATGGATGCTTCTTCTGCGACTTGCCGTTGTGGTACATGAACCCCTTGAGGTATGCCCAACGTGCCTTGACAGATGCCGTCATGTACTCTGCTGGCACGAAAGCCAGCTTGTTCATCCTGCTTCTGGTGATTTTGCGCCTTGCCTCGTCTGGGATGCCACGCACATAGTATTTCCCGTTGACCTTGTTCTTTGTCACCTTCATGCCCATTGTGGTGAACAGCCTAGCGGGGTAGAATTTCTGCTTGTACAGCGGTATTCCAGATTGCTCAAAGTGGAAGCATCCGTCGCCGCACGAATAGCCCAGCAGCATCGGGTGTATCGGAAGGTCGAGTTCCGTCTTTTTCTCGTTCATCTTCACCTCGCCGCACAAAGGTATTTCAGCGAAATGCTGCACGCCAACGCGCTTTGACATCGGGAACTGCGCCCCGATGACATACTGGTTCATGATTTCCCTCGCTCCCATCTCTCGGAAGTCCTCGTCTGGTGAGAGTCTTGCCCAGAAGCGGTGGTTGTCCATGCAGTCTATCCTCGTGCCGTCGTCGAAGTAGAACGAGTAGTAGGTGTGTTCGCCCTGCTCGTAGATGGCGCTCACTTTCTGCACGCCCTCGTAAGGTGTGCAGATGAGGTCCCCCACTTCGAGCTCGCCCATTTTCCTATACCCGCTCGGGGTGACGACTTTCGTGTTGTAAGTGTTTGCCTTTCCGCCGCCTCGGTTGCCTCCGAAAACCGTTATGTCGGCGCAGTTCCCGAGGCCGCGTTCCTGCGCCCCGTTCTGCGCGATGAAGCATTTCGAGTTCTTTTTCCCGTCTTCCGTTTCCCTTAGTTTCTCGATGTATTCCAACGAGAGTATAGGAGAGCCGAGTGCGGTTTCAAGTCCAGTGGTGCCCTGTGTAAAATCCATAGTTAGATGTCATTAAATTATATTTTTGCAAAGTTATGTATTTAATGCCGTCGGTTTTTTGTAAATGCAAGCTACACAAAAGATTACAACCCCACTTTACGAATATGTACATTATAAAAAAGTGTCGATTTCGGTTAATTTTGTGCATAAAATCCCGCCCAAGAGGATGAGGAACGTCCGCAAGGCGGCAATAAACAATTAACTGGAAAACATAATGCAGAAAGACATTCTCATTCAAGAATTAAGGACCCGTGTCGGAGAAGACGACGCGAAGGTCATCAGCGACAAGACGTTTGACGGGTTTGCCGAGAACTACCTGTCTTTGTTCGAGAAAGACGACGAAATCACCGACGACACATGGAAAGCCCCAGTTGCGGCATTGAAGATGTTCGCAGGGCAGAAGCGCCATGACGACAAGGTGTTCACCGAGCGTTACAAGAGCGAGTACGAGGCACAGCACCAGAAAGATGTGGATGCCCGCATAGCCGACGCGACGGCAAAGGCAATCGAGGAGTTCAAGAAGACCCTGGGAAACGCAGGTGACAAAGGTGGTGACGGCGAAGGCGACGGCAACAAGCCCGACACCAAGCCCGACGACAGCATGGAGGAGCGTATGCGCACTTTCATGGAGAACGCCCTCAAGGAGCGAGACAAGCAGATTGAGGACTTCAAAAACACCATCAAGGAGCTCACCGAGTCGCAGAAAGAGCGGGAAAAAACCGCACGGATTGGCAGCGTCAAGTCTGCCTTGAAGCAGTACCTGCTCGACCTGAAAGCGGGCAACGAGGCTTGCATCGACGATGCCCTTGACGGCATCGACTACGGTGACGAGCCCAGCCTGGAAGATTTCAAGCAGACCGCAGTGGCCGCCTACGAGAAGCGCTACAAGCGTTACTACGGCGACGGCGGCAAGCCCTTCGGCGGAGAAAGCGCAGGGGGCAGCGGTGGTGGTTCGAGCTCAATCGTCAAGAGCCACATCGAGCGTGTTCAGCAGCAGGTCAAGGACGCGGAGGACTACGCCAAGGAAACCGAGGCGCGTTTTGCCAAGTGACACTGCCACAGCGTGTAAACGAACAAAAGAAAACAAAACAGATTAACTATGAGTTACAACGGAACAATTAACAACTACGTCAAGTTCTCCAAGAACATTGGCGGTGTCCGCAAGGCATACGAGGGTCACAACCTCCCTTGGATGTACTATGGCGGCTTCAAGTTCCCCTCGCTGGATGTCCTGCCCGCATCGGGCAACGTCCTGCCCGCGTTCACTCCCGTGAAGGTCGATGAGGAGGCCCGTACCATCGTGCCCATGTACGCTTTCAGCGTCAAGGCCGTTGACAGCACCAAGCACACCATCACCGTGAACAAGGATGTCGAGGGAACCCGTGCCAAGGTCGGCATGAAACTGATGGCTCTGGGCAACAGCCTGGCCACCGCAGCCCAGACCGTGGCTACCATCAGCGCCATCGACAGCAGCGAAAGCGACGTCGATGTGCTCACCGTGGACAATGTTGTCGGCTCGGCTGGCGCAATCATCGTCGAGGCTGGTTCTGACAGCAAGATCAAGGTCGTCCCCAACGGCCTGACCCCCTATGACACCTGTGTCGATGAGGATGCTTTCGCACTCGACGGTGATGCCGTCTGGGGCGCAGACGCTCCCATTCTGGAGCGCCGCATTGTGCCCATCCCCGACCTCGTGAAGAAGGCTCTTAAGGACGCCGACTGTGTGTTCAAATTCTCTAACCGCAAGTAAAAAAGGAGGACTGATTTATGGCAACATTAAGAGATTCAAGTCTTTATCAGATTGGCAGCCTCGGCAAGTTCGTCACCGCCGAGGAGTTCAGCAACCTGCTGGACAACGCTAACGCCAAGTACAACGGTGCCCTCTGGAAGCGCTATGCGTCTTGGGGAACGCCTACCGACGACCGCGAGTGGGTACAGGGTCAGACCAAGACCCCTATCCTTGTCCGTGCATCCGTGCTGGGTTCGCACTCACCCAAGCCCCTGCGTAACACCGAGGGCTGGGGCGTTTACGGCGGCACCCTGCCCAAGATCGGCCACGGCTTCCAGCTCGACCAGGACGACTTCATCACTCTGCGCAAGGCAGCCAAGCTGAGCGACATGTCGTTTGGCGACAAGCTCATCGACTCTTTCGTGCAGAACTCAACCAATATGCTCGGAGGTATTCACAACGAGTTGAACTACATGACCTTCCAGGCCATGTCAACTGGTGAAATCCACGACATCCCCGTTGACGGAGCACGCTACGACTTCAAGTTCGAGATTCCCGACGAGAACTTCGCCACTCCCAAGGCAGACTGGTTCGTCTGGACTGGTGCCGCTGGCAGCCGCACCCTCGTTCCCAATACGAACGCCGATGTCGTTGAAGACCTCATCACGTTCCAGGACTATTACAGCGACGAGCTGAGCCTCGGCCTTGACCACTGGAAGGTGAGCAAGAAGCTGTTCCGCATGATTCTCGCACACCCCAGCGTCAAGAGCGCCTATGCCGCACGTTACGCCACCAGCGGCAACACCACCGACCTGCGCGTTCCTCAGAGCGCACTGCTCGCTTTCCTGCGTGACGAGCTGGGCATCTGGCCCTTCGAGGTGATTGACTACAAGTCGCGCCACGAGGAGGACGGCCGCCCCGTTGTCGATGCACCCGCTTTCGACGAGCACAACCTTGTCGCCTCGACCACCGCTTTCCGTCCCTTCGAGATGAAGTGCATGAACAGCATCCTCAAGGATCGCATGAGCATGGGTGGCCAGACCGAGGCCGACCTCTACGCATTGGTTGAGGGTCGCATCGTTGTGCTGAATAGCTGGCGTGAGCGTCCCAACATCGCCAACACCGTTGACTGTGAGTTGTTTGCAGGCCCCGTCTTCAACAACTTGCGCGAGCATGGTATCGTCACCGTCTGGAAGGACGATGAGTAACCCTTAATAGACGAGTAGCGATGGCCGAGAACTCACAGACCGCATTGGACTACATCAACGGGTTATTCCCTGGTGTGGCAATCACCGAGAGCATCATCAGCAATATCCTGTTCAAGACGGGTATTGACCCAGATGTCAGTTCCTTTGACCTGACCGAGAGGGAGCGAGATTTGGCGTATGCCTATCTCATCCTCTATCTCCAGCCGGGCATGGGCACTTCCCAGAGCGTCACCGACCGTGACGGCGACTGGGAGCATTCCGAGAAAGTGAGTTCATGGACTTACCAAGACCGTGTTGGCCTGTGGCGCATCGCCAAAGCCCTGTTTGACAAATGGGGGGTAGAGGACGAGTTGCTCGATTCCTCTGCCCCGCAATGGGGCTTCAAGGGCACAGGCTTCCGTAAAATCCGCAGGTATAACCGCAGGTGCAGATGATAGCCAAAGTCAACAATCCGCGATTCCCGCATTGTTGCAGGATTGTCCGTCAGCAGGAGGCAGGCCCTCTTGAGGACGCAGGGCATGACGTTGTGATATATTGCGGAGAGTGCAGGAGTTACGCCCGTGACACTGTGTCGGACAATGGAGAAGTAAACGCCTCGTACAGGTGGCTCGCATTGCCTTTGAAACAGGACGAGTGGACGGACGAGACCCTGCCGCTGGAGGGTGACAAGGTTGAAGTTTGCAAGGGGAGCCACAAGGAGTACGGTCTTGTCGTTGACAAGCGTCCAGGCAATTTAGGCACCCATATCCTTTGGAAGTATGTCCGCAACTAAGGCACAAATACTGAAAGCCATTGGTGATTACCGAGAAAAGATAATCGCCGAGGTCGAGAAAAGGTGCAGGGATTATTGCGAAGACTTGTGTTGGTCTGCAATTAATTCAAGAAAGAGTGCGCCCGATGCGCATGACTTCACTGGCAACCTGCTCGGCTCAATAGTTGTCGGGCTATACAAGGAAAGAGAACCAGTTGTCGCTTACTACTCGGCAGAGCAAAATATTGCCAAAGCCATTCAAGTCAAGATGTCGGCAAATGCTAAATACAAAAAGAAATACACTTTCAACCCAGATTATACTGGTGTGCCGAGTGTTTTCAAGGCTGATGTCAGGACTGATAAAGGCTGGGGTGAAGACGATGCTCGGCAATTCTTCCAGTGGTATAGACCACAAGGGAAAAACCTTTTTGACATTGTGGTCGCTTATACCACGGAGTATGCTGACTGGGTAGAAATGGAACGAGAAACAACTGGTATTCTTAATACCTATGACCACGCAGGTAAAGTGGGTATGGTGTTGTTACGATTACCGAGAAAATAGGCTATGGCAGAGAAATCATTCATATTCCGCATATACGAAGACCTCGTTAATGCCGTGAACACTCTCGGCAAGCCTGTCTATCTCGGTCGCCCGAAGAACCTAAAGGAAGAGGTGACGGCATTTATCGTCGTCAACCTGCCGACCCAACTGCGTGCGACGGTTCATGGCGGCTTCGGTTCGTTCACCGAGTGTTTCGGCACGTTC